ACGCGGGTGCCAGGCTTGATGCCGTTGCGGCTGACCTGCTTGAAGGTGAAGGTCAGCGGCGTGATCGGGTCGCTGTCGCGCTGCGGCACGAAGAACTCGCCGCCGGTGGTGAAGACCTGGAAGTCCCGCGAGCTGATGATGTCGGTGATGACGTTCAGCTCGTTGGTGTCCAGGGTTGCCTCGACAGCATCGTCATCCAGTGATTCGCTGGGCACGAAGTCGAAGAACAGGCCGATCTTGCTGCCCCAGATGGTCGAGGGCCGGGACTTGGAGCCGCCGAAGTACAGCCGCCCCTCATGGAAGGTGACCGACCGCGGCCAGCCCTTGCCGCTGCTCCAGACATCCTCGTAGCCGGACTCGATCTCCCAGTTGCCTTGGGCGATGTTGGTGGTGTCGAAGAACGGGTATTCGGTGACAGCCTTGACCTTGGTGGCGCTGACGTACTCCACGATGCGGGCACGGCCCTGCGGGGTGGCGTTGATGTACTGGTTGACGCTGGCGGCGGTGAAGGCAGAGTTCTGCGAGGTCAGCTCCACGTTGCCAGACACGGCGCTGGGGGTCAGATGACCAGCACCCAGCGTGGTGGAGCTGGTGATGGTCAGCGTGAAGGCGTACTTGGGAATGCTGTCGAAGGTGATGGTGGTGGCCGTCCAGGTGGCATCGTTGGCCCCGCGCACGATCCGCACCGGCTGCAGGTCGGGATGCACCACGATCAGGGTGTCCGCGCTCTGCGTCCAGCACATATCGTCCACCATGTCGCTGGTGATGCTGGTCGTCAGGTAGTTGTTGGCCCCGCCGTTGATGGCCGTCACCACCGCACCGTTCTTGATGACATACATACGCTGGTGCGTAAAGCACAGCATATAGCTGTCGGACACGCTGAACTGGAAGGGCACCAGGCGCACGCCGTTGCCGGCGCTGGCGGTGCTGGTGTTGGGCAGCTCCAGGATGTGCTTGGTGCCAGGCCGGCGGCGCAGGCCGCCCTGGGGCTGGATCAGGACGTTGGTGGCCTTGGCCAGCGCGTTGTTGTACTGCTCCAGCTCGACACGCGCACGCAGCAGCGGGTCAAGCTCGCCGGTCGAGAAGTTGGTCTGGAGGTCTACAAAGCGCGGCATCAGTACCTCGCCGTGATGAGCGTGTAGTCGTCGATCACCTTGACCGCGTTGTTCGCGCCGTCGATCTGCGTGGCCTGCCGGAAGTAGCCGCCGCGTCCGTTCTCGCCAACCTCACCCAGCGCCATGCGCCGCCAGAAGGCACCCTTCTCGGCCTGCTCGGTGATCGGCTCCGCGATGTGCCAGGCCACCTGGTACTTGAGCAGCTGGATGAAGTACTGCGGCATGGCGAACTCGCCAACGCTGTACTGGTAGTCGATGTAGACGCTTTCCAGGTTGGTCAGGATCTGATCGCCCTGGATCTCCCACTCCTTACGCGGTGTGCCGCCAACCGCCGCGGTGTCGTACACGGCGCGAGGGTTGCCCAGGCGGTCGCCGGGGAGCTGGTAGGCGTACTTCCAGACACTGCCAGGCGCGGTGATGAGCCTGGACAGCTGGATCTTCTTGAAGCTGAAACTCCACGGATACATCATCAGCGTGGAGTCACGAATGTCTGGGTACAGACGGTCACAGACGCTTGACTCGTCGGTGCCATCGTTGAACGAAGAGATGGCCTTTGCGCCCAGCATCAGCAGCGCATCTGAGCAGATGGTGATTCCAGTGTCGCCTGCAGCCATGTCTACCTCTTAATGTGAGAAGGGCCAGCCTCCGATTGCTCAGGGGCTGGCCCGCTTGCGCCGACTAGGATCAGTCGGAGTTGGTCACCGTCAGGGCGGTGGTGTCAGAGACGTTCACCACGCCAGCAGCGGTGACGGTCATCACAACGTGCCAGCCAGCGGTCGAGACAGAACCCGAGCTGGTGGTCACGCGGTAGATGAGGTCACCCACTTTGACGATGGAAGCCACGGCGTTGAAGTAGCCGGAGGCGTCCACATCACCGGCAGCGTCGGTGGTGGTGTAGGCCCACATCTGCGGGCTGTTACCAGCCTTGGACTGACCGCCGAGGGCTTGGAAGTTGGTTACATCGAAAGCCATTTTTCAGACCCTCCTATCAGGCGGCAGCCGCGGTGTCGCGGGCCGTGATCTTGACGATACCCTCGGAGTCGATGGCCACAGCACCCGCGGAGAACAGGGCGTTGACAAGCCAGCTGGTCTTCTCGGGGATGTAGTTGATCTCGGTGCGAGGAGCGATACCTTCAGCGTAGCCGATGGCGTCACGATGGAAGGCGAACAGGGTGCGGTCGCTGGAACCATCGATTGGCAGGCCACCCTCAGAACGGTCGCCCAGGACATGGAAGGTGAAGCCCATGAACTGGTTGATCTCACCCTGAACCAGAGCCTTGACGGTGTTGAAGTCCGAGCTGGTGACCGAGGTCTGCTCGAGCATCGAGGCCAGGCTGTTGGCGTGGATGATGATGTTGCGGCCCTCAGCAGGCACGTTCTTGGTGTTGAGGATCTTGGCAGCCTCACGCAGCTTGGCGATGTTCATGTTGGTGTTCGCGCCACCAATAGAGTTCGCCACCGTGCCGGTGCTGGTAGCAGCGTTCAGCGCGTCGAGGATCAGCTGATCCTGGCGGCGGCCAATCGCGGCACCGACCACCTGGGCCAGCTCGCTGCGCTCATCGAAGTTGACCTTCTGCTGAGAGAAGATGTCGCTGTACTCAGCGGCATTCCAATCAGACAGGGTGCAGGTGACCGTGCTGAAACCCACGTTCATGGGGGTCACATCGGTCTGGGTCACGCGGGCAGTAGCCACACCGCGACCAACTTTGGGGAACTTGACAGTGGCACCTTCGACACCACGACGCTGACGCACAGCGCCCACCAGCATTGCTTTGCCCTGGTAGGCTTGTTTGACCTCAGCGTCGAACAGGGTGACAAAGGCGTTCGAGAGAGAAACGCTCATTTGATTTACCTCATTCGGTTGTTGGACAGGGTTTTGCGCGTCGGTGAGCCGCAGGTGCGGGCCTGTGCTTGCTGCTTGCGGCAGCCACTCGTTGGCATCTCGCCACGGTCAGGGCCGGTTGCCCGGTGAGCCTTGGTCTTGATTGTAGGACGAATTCGCCTTTGTCAATACCCCCCTTGGGGCTTTGGACAAAAAAAGCCCCGGCGGGTTAGGCCGGGGCAAGTGGCAACGGCAAGATTGCCGCAACCTTGGAGACACTATCCCAGCGTCTGTGCGAACAGGCGCTCGACCTTCTGGCGATAGGCCGCGTCGGTCTTGTACTTGGGGTCTGCCACCATCTGGTACAGATCCTCCTTGGTGGGCGCACCGTCCACCGGCACCGATTCGATGGGCACCCGGCCCTCGTAGGCCTCGCGGATCTTGAGCAGCGCCTGCAGACCACGGGCGGTGCCGCCCATGATCTTGAACTCCTCGAAGTCCTCCTTGGCCCAGACGCCCTTGTTCACCAGGCCACGCGCCCAATCCACCATGCCGTTGACCACGGCGTTGGCATTCGGCCCCAGCTTGGCCATCTCGGCCTTGGGATCGACCATGTCAGCGCCCATGATCTCCTGGGCCTGGGCGCTGATCTTGTTGGTCAGCTCCTCAAAGGCAGCCGCGCTGATGCCGTTCTCCTTGGCCCATCCCGCCAGGGTCTGGCCGATGGGGTTCTCCTCACCCTTGTCCCCGAAAGCACTTAAGTTGTACTTCCCGTCAGCTGGAGCATTGTGGGCACCCTTGCTGATCTTGCCGCGCAGGTCGCGCCAGGACTTGGCCAGCGCCTCATAGTCGGGTTTGCCGTCCTTGAGGAAGTTCTCGGGCATCCACTCCGGCGGCTTGTCGTCCGCAGTTGCGGTCGGGGCTGCCGCAGTTGCGGTGGCGGGGTCTGCCCGGTGGGGGATCTCGGCCTTCTGCGGCTCGGCAGGGGTGTTTGGGTCTTCGACGGTGACCGAGTCCAATAGGCCGGTGGACTCGCCGCCGGGTTGGTCGTTGGTGTCGCTCATTGGCTTACAGCTTCCTTGCTTGGTTGATCCGCGCTATCAAGTCCCGCACCACGTTCCTCTGCCCCTCGGCATAGAAGGCGTGGGAGGGATCAGCGCCCGGCACGGCAACGGGCACATCCACATACATCTCGCGCAGCCACTCCAGGAGCTTCTGGCCGTCCTCGCTGCCCAGCACCCGCAGGCACAGGCGGGCTAGGTCTTCGCGCTTTTGCGTGGCCTCGCGGATGTCATCCGTCTGGCCGATGGCTTCCAGCTCTTCCCAGCTCATGCGGGCATCCCTTCAGGGGCAGGAGCCATGCCGCCGGCTGCCTGGGCCTGCGCTTGCTGCGCCATACCCTGGGCGATGATCTGGGCCTGCTGGGCCTTCTGGGCCTCCTCGAGCAGCACAGCACGCTCCTCACGGGTGTTGCGGACGGAGGCGGGCACACCCAGCTTCTCGGCCAGGTAGTCAGGAAGCACCTCATTCTTGAGGGCCACAGCACCATCGGCACCGAAGCCCTGCATGATCTGGGCGTACTGCATGATGGCCTGCACCTCGTCCATGGCCTGGGCCTGGGCGAGCGGGGCTTCCGGCACCACGCGCACCTCCAGGCCGTTGACCCGCAGGGGCAGGTCGATCAGGCCGCGCTCGTCCATCACCTCGAGGATCTTGGCCACCAGCGGGATCATGGTTTCGTTGATGAGGCGACCGAAGGCGCTGCCCAGGTTCTGGGACAGCTCCTTCATGCGCTCCACGATCTCGGTGGCCGACCGGGCGCTCATGTTGTCCGGCGGCAGGGACTCATCCAGCAGGATCCGCTTGACGTTGGAGCGCAGGTCGTTGATGACCAGCTGGCTCACGTTGAAGTCGCCGGAGCGTGGCAGGGCGGCCAGGGCCGGGCCTTGCGGGCCACCGTTGCGGGCCACGGGGATGATGGCCCCCGGTGCCAGCTTGACCGTGTTGGGGTTCAGCACACCATCGTCGGCAGCCGTGTAGACCCCGGACACCGCCAGGCTGGCGTTCTTGAGCAGCAGCTCGATGGTCTTGTTCAGGGTCTTGATGTCCGGCAGGGCCGTCATCAGGGGGCCGCGGCCATAGATCTCACCGGCCACCTTCATGTAGCGCGAGATCACCCAGGGGCTGGACTTGCGCCGGCGGTAGACCAGCTCGTCTTTGCCCTGCGAGTAGATAACGTGGTAGCAGTAGTCGCCCCGCTTGGCGTCGAAGATGGTGGCCTCGAGCAGCTCCACATCCTCGGTGGGCTTGTCCTGGATCAGGCGGGCGAGCTGGCCCTCGATCTTGGCGTCCGGCCACTGGCGCTGGATGGACTCGGCCTTCATGCGGATCTTGCGGTAGACGTTGTCCACCTGGCCGTTCGCGCCCTCCTCGTAGGTAACCAGGAACAGGGGCACCGGGATGAAGTTGATCGGGCTGACATCGTCGCCGGGCTGCACCATCATGCAGGCGGTGCCCACGGCCAGGTCGAGCAGGAACTCGCCCATGGCGATGTCGAAGTTGGACTGACGCAGGACGGTGAACATCTTGTCGCCGTACAGCTCCAGCACGGCCTGGGCGGTCTGCTTGCGGTCGGCGGGGATGTCGCTGCCGGCATCCAGGCGGCACCACTTTCGCTGTGGCGGGAAGACAACGCTCTGCAGCCGGTTGGCGAACCGCTGGGTGGAGTTGATGGCCGTCGAGTCGAAGACCCGCGTCATCTTGTTCTTGCCGGTGTAGCCGCCCTCCCAGACCCCGTAGAGCTGGCGCTGGGGCAAGGCGAATTCGTAGGCGTCCATGTAGAGCGCCTGGAACTCGTCCTTCTTCTTCTGGGCAACGTCCTGGCGCTTGATGATCTGCTCGGGGGTCAGGCGCATCCCACCGCTTTTGTCTTTGTATTCCATGATGCAATCAGTCCTTTTCGGCTTTGTACTTGGCCAGCAGGTTGCGGCCCTTGGCGGCGAGGCGGGCGGCAGCGCCGGCGGTGCGCGGGGCTGGTTCTCCCCATGCGCGAGCGGCCAGGGCCAGGCGCGTCGGTTCGCCGTTGTCCTTGACCAGCGGGCCGCTCGGGTCGGTGTAGAAGCGGGTGAGGAAGGAACCCTTACGGCGGGCACGCTCGCCCGAGGGGGTGGACTCCTTCACGCCGGGCTGCAGGTTCTTGCTCTCGCCCGTGCGCTCGTAGTGCCGCCGCCCGGCCTCGGTCAGGCCACCGTCGGGGTCTTTGAGCTTGCTCACTTCTTGGCCTTGGCTGCCGCCATGTTGTCGATGAGATTTGGGTAGGGCCGCCCGGCCTTCTGCGCCCGGCGCATGGCGTTGGCCTTCTGCGCGGAGGACAGCTCTTTGGGCTTACCCAGATCCTTGGGCCGGGGCTTTTCCCAGACTTCTTTCATCAGTCGTCCTCCTCCTTGAGCAGGTACTCGGCCAGGAGGCTGCGCTCCATGCGCGTCAGCGTGAGGTTCTTCTTGAGCTTCTTGCCGATGGCGACCTTCTGCTCATCCTCCAGCTCAGGCTTTTCCATCTCGCCCGGCTTGTCCTTGTACTCGCCATCCTTCTCGATGGAGATTTCGATCTTCATACCTTGGCTCCCTTCATCAGTCCGTTCTTGCGCTTGCTGCGGGAGCGTTCCTGCTCGGACAGCGCGATGGCAATGGCCTGCTTGCGGTTGGTGACCTTGTCGCCGGAGCTGGACTTCAGCGTCCCGGCCTTGTACTCGTGCATCACTTTCTCGACCTTGGTCTTCATGCTTTGACACCTCCCAACATCGTGCGAGCGGTGCGACGGGTAGCCTGCAGGCGTGCAGCCCGGCGCTCGCCCACTTCGCGCTGCAGCTGTGCGCTGGCCATCTGGCGCTTGCCTTCAAACTGCGAGGAGTCGAACTGCTCGATCTGCGGGGCCATCGGGGCGTCCGGCAGCTCAGGCAGCTTCTCGGTGAAGGTCGGGATCTCTTTCGGCTCGTAGTAGGTGAACTGCTCGGTCTTCTTCTTGCCGTACCAGGTGCGGTATTCGCGCTCACCCGTCTTCTCCACCACGGGATCCTTTTCCAGATCCGCGAGCTGCTGGCGGTAGGCCTCCAGCTTGGCGTTGTAGTCGGCCACCTGCTGCTGGTAACGCGGCTGGGTGGTGGTCTGGTACTGGCGCACAGCCTCCTCGTATGGGGCCATGGTCGCGCTCACGCGCCGCGAATAGTCCCCGAATGCCTGGGAGTACTCATCGGTCATGGCCGCTACTTGCTGCTTGTACTGGCCGGCCAGACGGTCGAGGCCACCCGTGCGGCGGGACAGCCGCGCCAGGTTCACCTGAGTCATCCGGGTGGCCATTACTGCAACATCCCGGTGTTGTTGCCCAGGGCCATGCCCACGCCCAGCTCGGCGTCCATGCGCTCACCAGACAGCAGCGAGCGGCGGCCACCGCGGGTGCGTGCGCGAAGGGCAGAAGCCTCGGCAGCAGCGGCCTTGCGGCGCTCCTCATCGGCAGCAGCCTGGACTTCCTTGGCCTTGTTCTCCATGGCCAGCTTGTTGTCCTTGTAGGACTGAGCCGACAGCTCGAACTGCTGGCGAGCCGTCTCAGCCTGCTGCTGCAGGGACGCGGCCTGCGCGGCATACGTCTCGGTCTGACGCGAGATCTGCTGGCGCATGGCCGCGGCGTCCTCGGCCTGCTGCTGCAGCGCCTTGCGCTGGTCATCAGATGCCTGCTGTCGGCTCTTGTTGGCCTGGTAGGCGTTCACCCCAGCGGTGAGGATGATCGCCCCGGAGATGAAATAGCTCATGTGATTAACTCCTTTTCAATGACTTCCATGCCCAGCTCGGCGTACTCGAGCGCGGTGTACCGCTCCTCGAGCTTGGTGATGTCCTGCTCGTCATCCGGGTTCGGATGGATCGTCGTCCAGATCGCATCCTCATGCGTGTAGACCAGGCGCTTGGTGCCAGCCTCAGAGATGAAGCTCGAGGGCGCGGTGTGATGCTCCAGGCCGTACTCGGTGTAGCAGGTGATGCGGCCCTTGCTGATGATGTTGAAGTGACGATGACGGTGGATCTTGCCCACCACCAGCGTGCCCGCCGGCAGGTGGATCTCGCGGGCGTAGATGCCTGGCGCAAGGTGGTGCTTGAGCGGCGGGGACTCATCCATGCGCTGGCCATCAGGCAGCCCCTGGCACGCACGCTGGATGGCCATGATCTTGCCCCGCGCAATGGGCGCTGGCAGGCCAGGCTCCGGCAGCAGGGCGAGATCGGTACTCATACCAACGGATTCTATTGGGGGCTGTACAGAGTGCAAGCCGTCTGATGTCGCCACGCTATCGCGCCCCGAAAATATCGAAGTCCTGCTGCATGATGACCGTCTGGTTCATGGGCCTGCCGCCGAGGCTGGGGGTGCGGGTCATGCGGTTGTACTCGCCGCCGCCCAGCATCAGGTAGCCGAAGGAGTCGCCGATGTGCGAATGCTCGTTCTTGTTGGGGGCATCGCGGAAACGCTCTTGACCGGCACCCACAGACACGCGCTTAAAATGGTATCCACCGCCGAGTGCCTTGCGGAGGAGTTTGCATTCCCTGTTCACAATGAGGCCCGGCTTGCCCGCGATCAGTCGCTGCATGGGTGCAGCTGCAGCCTCGCGGCGCACCTTGAAGTCGTTGCTGGCAGTGGGCTGCGCCCGTAGGCCCAGCGTCCGCAGGAAGTCGAAGCTGGTCACCTCGTAGATCGCATCCCTGGCCATGCCCGCGGGGTCACCCCACAGCAGCACCTGGTGGTTGGGGTAGTGCTGGTTCAGCAGGGCAAGCAGCTCCATGCCGAAACGCTCGAGGCCCATGTCAAAGGTGACGATCTCCTTGTGGATCAGCCAGCGGCCATTGGGTAGGCGTTGGCCAATGGTGGCCGCGGGCGTCAGGCCGAAGTCCAGGCCGACCTGGATGGGCACATCCGGGGCCACCTCGGTGTCGCCGGACATGGTGCCGTCCTCGTACTCGGGCCAGACCGGGCGGCCTTCCTGGACGTAGGTGTAGATGCCGCCGGCGTAGCAGCGGATCCAATCCAGGCTCTTGCCCAGCAGCATCTGCGGGTAGTAGCCGGCGGGCAGGTTGTTGATGTTCTCAGCCTTGGGGTTGACCTTCCACCACTTGCCAGCCGACAGCACATGATCGTTGGCCTCGGGGTTCTCGGGCAGGGCATCGGTGTCCACCTCGACCACGCCGCCGGGCTGCTTCCAGAACTTCCAGGCATACGGCCCGGACATCTTTTCCTTCTCGGCCATGTTGAACCACCAGTGATCGTCGTCCATGGGGTTCGTGTCCATCCAGATGCCGTGCCAGGTCGCGCCGCCATCGCGCTTGGTCGGGTAGCGACCGACCCGGTGCGTCAGGCCGTCGATCACCGCCTTGGGCAACTCGCGGGCCTCGTTGACCCACGCACCCGTCAGCTCAAGCGAGAGCAGCTTGCGGACATCCTTGGGCTGGTCAAGGGCCAGGAAGATCACCTCGCAGTCAATGCCGGCGGCCCCGTCGCGGGCCGGCAGCCGGATGTGATGGGTGATGGGCGGTGTCCACAGCATCGGGCCGAAGGTGGACTCGGGGAACAGATCCAGCCAGGTCTTGATGGTGGTGGTCTTCAGCATCGGGTAGCTGTTTCGCACCACCGCCCAGCGGCTGTAGCGGATGTTGTCCACGGGGCTGGGCTTTTGCTGCACCGCCTTGATGAAGATCTTGGAGGCGCAGCCGTAGGACTTGCCCGACCCCACCGGCCCCATGATGCCCTGCACGAAGGCATTGCTCTGAATGAAGTCGTAGATGACCGGGGACTTGCTGAAGTCCAGGCGCAGGCCGGATGCGGCCACGGCCTTGTCGGATTGCTCTTTAGTTCTTGCCATGGGTTCGTGCTTTGCTGAAAACGTGGAAGAGCCGGGGTTCGATCCTGATCTGCAGGACGCGCTTGGACAGGCCGGGAATGAAGGCTACATCCACACCATCGGCCCGCTTGGCGTTGACCACCTCGCTTGACCGCTCCGAGGTCACCTGGCTCTTGTTCAGATCCGACCACTGAATCAGGGTGGGGTAGCCAGGGTCGCGCCAGTGGAAGGCGCTCAAGGGATGGCAGGAGCAGCGGCGCTTCATCGGTTGGGGCAGTCGCGGCCCTGGCGGCAGTGGTTGTTGCAGGGCGGGCAGATGTTCTGCATGGATAGCAGCGTGCTGGCCTTCTCGCGCACCTCGGGGGTCACCGCATGGCCCAGGTCTTCCGGGTCAAGCAGGCGCAGCAGGAAGCTCCGCAGGGCCACGTTGTGAGCGGTGATCCGCTCGGCAGCGGCGCGTAGGGTTTCGATGTCACTCATGCTCACCCCCGATCCCGTGGGCGCTAGAAACGATGCGCGGCTTCGGCAAGTCGCACAGCCACTTCTCGGGCGCGTCCTTGAACTGCGGCTCGCGCTGCTCAAGCAGAGACACGGCAAACTCCAGTCCGTTGTACAGGCCGTGCATATAGGGATCGTAGTTCCAAGTGCCGTCCCTACCCTGCACATCGCGCATCTGGCGCACTGCATCCGTCAGCGGCTGGCGTTGGGGCGGGGTGGGGTAGAGTGGCTTAATCACCCCTGACTTACGCATTTGTTCTTGCGCTGGCGTGAGATACCCGCCTTGGAAAAATGCTCCGGTTCCTTTGTGCCAATACCCCACCGGAACCGCCACCGGCTCCTGCTTCTCGGCCTGCTCAATGGCGATGCACAGGGCGGCGATGAGTTCTTCATCAGACTCATCCCAATATTGGGGCGCAAGCTCCCCCCACAGTTCCAGCGCCTCAAGCGCCTGCTTCATTGCTTCAAGGCTCATCTCGTACCTCCCTATCAGGAGCCACCACGTTCACATCAATCACGCTGGGCTTCTCGCTGCCGTCATCAGGGTTGTCCAGCAGGCCACTGGCCTTGGCCAGCAGGCGCAGAATGGCCACCTTGTCGTACAGCTCCACCTCGAGATAGGAGTTGCCGTCCTTGTCCGTCTTCGCGCTGATCTTCTTGATCGACGCCAATGCGTGTTCAGGAATGTCGCTAGCGGACTTCACGCGGAACCGGCCCTCCTCATCCCAGGTACCGATGTGCGTGATATTGGTCATGGCCATGGAGACAAGCTGGTAAGCCACCGCCTCCTTGTTGGCCATGATCGTGCTGCTGCGCTCCAGCCTGCGCTGCACAGACCGGATGCCTCCCCAATTCTTCAGGCTGGGGATCTGCTCGGACATCTTCTTAGAGCCGGTCATCCCGCGCTTTCAGCATAGCGTCGGCCATGATGTAGGCATCAGCCGCCTGCACTAGGTCGTCATTACCAGCATTTGGGTTCGCCAGAATCCCCTGCAGGGCAGCAGCAGCGAAGTAGTCCCGTAGGGTCATGCCAGTGAAATGCAGGCCAAGCGATTGAGTGCCGTGGTTGTGAAGCGGGAAGGCAGGGATGTCAGAACGGGATGTCACTGTCGTCCCCTTGCGGCTGATACCCGTTTCCCTTGGCCACGTTGTGCTGGCTCATGGGCTGGCCCTGGCCACCAGAGATCTGCTTGCCAATCTTCACCGACACCCATGTGTCACCGGCCTGCGTCTTCTTGTTCCACACATCCAGGTAGTGCAGCGACCCATCGGGCAGCATCACCTTGCCGCGGAACGGGGCGTGCCAGTCCTCGGTCTTGTCCTTGTTCGCAAAGGCAGAACCCTGCCCAGGTTTGTGTTCGTAGTTAGTGGCCATTTACAAAAAGCTCCTGTTGGGAATTGTCAGCGAAAACCCCAGCCGACAAAAAGGGGAGAAAAAATTGAGGATGGCCCCCGCTAGCGACCCGGTGGGGTGGGGGGGCAAAGGGTGTCTTCTCACGCGCCCGTCAACGTGCGCGTTATCGCCTGCGCGATGCGCCCGCGCATATGGTTGGCCTCGGCTTCCCAGGGACACGCTTGCCCCTCCCCCCGGTCTGGACACGGCAGACACCCCCACTCTGTCCAATCCCCATACGTTCGTCTGGGTTTGCGACACAGGGGCCAGGAGGCGCTCGAGGCCTGGGCTGGTACCCATGCCTACCCCATGCCCTGATCGCGCCTTGTAGGCCCGTCCTGAGGCCTTGGCGGGGCTGTCATCCACGGCGGGCATCCTGGTGCAGCTGCAGGATCCCAGGCACCAGGTGTTCAGGCCTGGGCGTCAGACCCTCGGCCTGGTACGCAGCGAGCAGGTCGGCCAGGTGTTCGGCGATGTCAGCCTCGGTCAGGCCTGCGCCGGTCAGCTCTGACACCTGTTGGTTGTTCAGAACTGTATTTAGATGTTTAACCTTATTCTCTTTAATACTCCTATCTATAGGTGTTCTTTCTGTGTTCTGTACAACCTCTGAGGTTGTGAATTGGTTGTGAATGAGAGGGTTATCCACAGGTGCCTCATGTACAACCTCTGGAGGTTGTGAATGGGAGGCCTTTGGAGTGCGCTTGGATCTGGTCTTTGCGATGGCTTCCTTCATCTCTCTGACTGTCCTGGTTTCGCCTGACTTGGGCATCTGATACTCCTTCTTGGTTACGGGACTCTTGAGTGCTTTGGCGACCAGCTGGGCGATGCGCCGCTGGCCTTCTGGGTCTGGGGTGTCGTCTTGCATGGAGGGTGGCCTGGTGGGTTCCTGGGCTGAGGTGATGGCAATCGCTGTCTCTGGGTCGATGGTGGGGTCGAAGATCACGCGCCAGGTGGTGGCCCGCTCGCCTCGCCAGCCCTTCTTGACCACCTGGACATAGCCCGCGGCTTGGAGCTTGGCCAAGGCCTTGCTGATGGCCTGCTGGGTCACCTTGCCGTCCGCTGCCATGCGCTTTTGGCTCACCCAGGTCAGACCTGCCCGGTTGCAGTAGGAGCAGAGCAGGGCCAGCGCCCGCAGCATCCCGTCGCTGACGGCTGGGTCGGTCAAGGCGCGGATGGGCAGCACGCAGACCTTGCGCTGGTCTGGCTCTGCCTCGCGCTGGACAACCCTGGGCCGGCGCTTGGGCAGCTCAAAGGGGATGATGTTTTCAGGCAAGGCGCTCATTCCTGGCGATGTCTCTCATGTGTTGTCGGATGCGCTGCTCGGCTCCCTGGCCGTACAGCTTGTCCATGCGGGCCAGGTGCCGATCCACCAGCTCCTTGTCCTTGGTCAGCTCCCAGGTGGTCAGCAGCTCACGGGCAGCCCCACGCTCGAGGACGGGGCGCTCGGGCAGCGGGCCTGTGTTCCTGGCCGGCCTGAATGGTCTGCGGTAGCCCTTCATCGCCTGGCCTCCCGCTTGGCCTGCAGCTGCAGCTCCTTGGCCAGCACCTTGCGGCCGAGCTGGGTCACCACGCTGCCGGCGTCCACCAGGCCGCGCCGGCGCAGCGACCAGTAGGTGTTCCAGCTGCCCGGTTTGTCGTTGACCAGCTTGAACTTCCAGCCCATGGCGAAGTGCTTGAGCATGAAGACCTGATGCGGTGACAGGCTCATGCGTACCCGTCCAAAATGAACTTGCTCTTGGCTTCCTCAAGCGCACCGATGACCATGAGGCGGTCAGATGCTGTTGAGGACTTGATCTTGAACTGGCCCTTGTCCTTCCAGAAACACAGCACGATCACGGTGTCTGGCTGCTCGTCAATGGCCTCGTTGAGGATGATATTTGCCTGCACCTTGTGGTGATCAGGGATGGTTGCGGTCTTGAGTTTGCTCACTTGCGTGTCTCCCGCTTAATCTGCCGCTGCTGCCAACTGTAGTGCTGCCAAGTGGTTACCTCGCAGTCCATGTGCCACAACTCTGCCCCGGTGACTGACTTCTGCCGGGTTCTGGCCTTCCTCATGGCCTTCATGTAGATCTGCCGCACCCTCTCTTTGGTGCAGCCAAGCTCCTGACCCACCTCTTCCAAGGTGAATCCGTCTATCACCATCAGACGCACCACCAGATCCTCACGATCGGTGAAGCAGATGGTCTCCAGCAACTTGATGACCAGCTCGCGCTGCTCAGTCTGCTCCATGTCGTCCTGCATCTCGAATGACCAGCGGTGGCGCGGCAGCTCCGGCAGCTCCTCGTCCCGGCTGTACCAGATACGCTTGACCTCGCTGGGCAGGCTCGCGGTTTGGAGCTGCCCGTAGTACGGTGATGCGTAACCCTTCATGCTATTGGCCTCGCACGCTTGGCACGGATCTCCCTGGCCACGAAGTCCAGCGCCTTCTCAAGCTGGCCAACGGTGCAGGCATCAAGCTGTGCGTCATGCACCTCCATGCCCAGATTCATGGCCGTCAGCTCAGGCCCCGTGAACAGGAACTTGCTCCGCTGCACACCGCGCTTGCCCATGCTGACAATGGCATCCTGGGCGGCTGTGATCTCTGCCCGGTACTCAGTGCCAAGCTCCGCGGTGATGGCCAGCGCCTCGGCCACGTTCATGCAGGCGATCAGGATGTCGATGTCATCCCGGCTGCCGCTGCCCTGGGTCATGTTGGCCAGGGCGTTGTGGTTCTTGATCTTCAGCGTGGTGGCCTTGCCATGCTCACGCACGGGCGCGAAGCCGCTCAGGACATGGCTCATGGTGTTCAGGATCACGCCCTTGGGGCGGTAGGAGCTGCGCTTTCTCATCGGCAGATCTGCAGCACGCCCACAATGCCCAGCTGCACCACGGTCACGGCCACGCCGAAGCCCAGCACCGCCAGCACGAAGGCCACCACCTTCTCCCAGAAGCTCGGCTCGTCGTGTTCGTTCACAGCTGCCGCCCTCCACTGTTGCCCTTGCTGCATGGCCAGGTCACGCCAAGGGCAGCCCCGACGATCACATCGCCCGACAGGTGCCTGATCGATGGCGTCTGCTCCAGGGCGATCCTGACCATGTCGTAGACCTGCCCGGCAGTGATGGTCGGGGATGGCGGGCAGAATGCAATGCCTCGGGTGGCATCAGCTGCACCCATGACGTAGCCAATGGCCACTGCCCGGTCGCCCTGGCTGCCTGTCATGCGCTCCAGCAGCCTGTTGCCGTCCCAAAACTCAGCCTGGGCGGCGCTGCAGATGGCCAGCAGGCTGGCAGTAAAGAGGTGTTTCATTCGATCAATTCCTTCACTGTCACCACCAGGCGCGGCTCCAGGCTGTACTGCTTCTGCACCACCAGGCGCACCACCTGAGTGTCGTCGGCGTAGGCCACGCCGTTGAGCGCGTCCAGTACCGCCTTGGCCACGTTGTCCAGGTCGGGCTTGCCGGGGATCTCTTGGCCATCTAGGGCACGCCGGCGCTTGGCCATCGTCCAGCTCTTGGGCACGCCCTTGTAGATGTCGATCCGCACCTTGACCGGCGTGGCCACGGCAGGGCAGGGCATGGCCTCCGCAGCCCGGCAGGCGATCAGCTTCTCGTAGGCCACGGTCTTGGCATCGGTGTAGGTGCGCCCGTTGCCAAACCGCGGGCGGCCTTTGCCCCGCGGCTCACCAGGCACGATGAACTGCAGCTCTATCACAGCAGGCCTGCCTTCCGCAGAGCAGCCAGGAAGGCCTCATACCGCTCCGCCTTGTCAGGCGGCGGCTGCTGGTCAGTGATGGACAGCGCCAGCTGGATGATCTCGATGGGCAGATGCTGCCCCTCGCGGGCCATGTCCAGCACCCGGATGGCTTCCTGCTGCGTCATCGGGCGTGCTGGATCAGCCGGGCCAGCCGGTCATTCACATCGCTGTAGCGGTCGCGCAGATGCTCCCGCACAGCCTCATCCACGATGCTGGCAAGGCTGCGGCGCTGGTCGTCTGCAGCACGGTCGAGCAGGGCGCGAGTGTCGGGCCGAAGCCTCACCACCAGCGGCTTGTTGGGCGATTGACTCATGGGGTTCCTGTATTCACGGCGACGGCGCGATCATACAGATGGATCCTGTACAGCTACAGCCCCATGCGTGATGAATTAGGGTTTATCCCTAGTCGAGCTGTACGTTTTGGGGCTTGTACACCCCCCGGTCAATCCTGTTATGATCTCTCCAACGATGTCGCGGTGACATCGTGAACCACCGAGATACAGGAGTTCAGACATGAGCAAGATCCTCAACATCCTCAAGCCCTACCAGGTGTCCTTCGTGGACGCTGACGGCTGGACGGCCACCCACCGCGCTTGGACTAGCAGCGAAGCCATCGAGTGGGCCGGCTGCTACACCTGGGGCTGCAGCATCATCACCACCCGCCTGGGCCGGTTCGTGGCCAGCGTCTGCCGGTGATCGCCATGGCCCCTCACACTGGCAAGTTCGTCGCGTACTACCGCGTCAGCACCGACCGCCAGGGCCAGTCCGGCCTTGGCCTGGACGCCCAGCGCCAGCTGGTCACCACCTTCCTCAACGGTGGCCGGTGGCAGCTGATCGGCGAGTTCACCGAGGTCGAGTCGGGCACCGGCAAGCGGCTGCGCCACAGGCCCATGCTGCAGGCCGCCCTTGATCTGGCCCGCAAGCAGAAGGCCACCCTGGTGGTGGCCAAGCTCGACCGCCTGGCGCGTGATGTGCAGTTCATCTCGACCCTGCTCAACGGCAAGGTGCCCTTCGTCTGCGCCGATATGCCGGAGGCCGACCGCACCTTCCTGCAGATGATGGCGGTGTTCGCGGAGTACGAAGCCAAGCGCATCAGCGAGCGCACCACCCAGGCGCTGGCCGCGCTCAAGCGCCAGGGCAAGAAGCTGGGCAGCCCCACGCCGGAGATCGGCAGCGCCGCGGGCATCAAGGTGATCCAGGCCCAGGCCGACGCCTACGCCGAGAAGGTCGGCCCCCTGGTGCGCGACATCATCCGCAAGTCTGGTGCATCCACGCTGCGCGACATCGCTGCAGCTCTGACCGCTCGAGGTGTTGAAACCCCCAGGGGAAATCAGCACTGGAATGCGAGCCAGGTCAGCAACTTACTGAAAAGAATTTAAGGAGAAAGTAATGCGTAAGACCGCGCCATATGACACAGGAAAGGTAAAGATCGGGCTGGCTTATCAGCCTCCGATCAAGCAAGACTACAGCGTCCATGAAGAGCGTCTGCAGAGCGCCCTGCTGGACAAGGGCGGGCCAGACGATCTCGCTGATCGCTGGTTCATGCGGTGCCTGTACGTCATCGGCCTGATCACCCTGGCCATCGTCATCATCACCGCCTGATCCGGCCATGCAGCAGGCCGAGATCGGACGGGCGATCCGTGACGCCCAGCTGGATCTGTTCCAGCGCAGAGACGCAGCGTTCCTCACACGCTGCCGGGCACTAGCTGTCGAAGTCGCCCGCAGACAGGGCACCGTCAGCATCAACGACATCCGCGCCAGCCTCGAGCTGCCCGCGGAGATGCACCCGTCCGTCCTGGGCGCGGTGTTCAAGACCAAGCAATTCCAAGCCTGCGGTTACACCGAGGCCACCCATCCCCAAGCCCATGCCCGTGTCGTGCGGGTCTATCAACTCAAGGAGAACCATGGTCAATAAAGTCACACCCGACACGATGCTGTCGGCCTCGCGCCTGCCCGGCGTAATGGGCATCAGCCGCTACCAGACGCCCAACGATGAGCTGGAGTACAGCATCCGCGCCATGAAGGGCGAGGAGCGCCCGGACATCGGCAACGAAGCCATGGCCTGGGGCAACCTCATGGAGCCGCTGATCCTCGAGGATGCAGCCCGCCGCCTCGAGCTGGTGGATCTGGTCATCGACCACCCGGTGGCCAAGTTCCACGAAAGCCTGCCCCTGTGCTGCAGCCTGGACGGCACCGCCGACGGGCGAGGGCAAATCATCACCACTGACCCGAGCCAGGGCATCTACGTCATCGGCCAGGACAGCATCACGCTGGACGGGGTCGGCGTGCTGGAGGCCAAGCTCACCGGCATGGATGTCGAGGACATCCCTCCCCTGTGGCGCGGCCCCATCCAGCTGCAGGCCCAGATGGACATCATCCAAGCCAGGTGGGGCGCGGTCTGCACGCTGTACCGGGGCACGCAGCTGCGGGTCTTCCTGTTCGCCCCGCACCAGGGCACGGTGGATCGCATCGCCGCGGTATCCAAGGACTTCCAGCGCCGCCTGGACGCCTGGAAGGACACCGGGGTGGTGGAGTACTACCCGCCGGCAGAAGGCGAGCAGTGGCCCGCGCATCGCGGCCTGTACCCGGCCAATGAGGAAACCATCCGGCTGGCTGACGATGCCGTCGCCCTGGCCGCCGAGATCATGGGCCACCGGGCCAGCATCAAGAAGGCAGAAGCGGATGCAGCTGAGGCCGAGAAGAAGCTCAAGAAGCTGATGGGCGATGCCACCAGGGCGCTGGCCGGGACGTACAGCATCGCCTGGCCGACGCGCTCCTACCAAGCCCAGCCCGCCAAGATGGTGCCGGCCAAGGAGGCCTACACCATCCGGCAGTCCACGCTGACCATCAAGGAGGCCAAGGCATGAACATCGAGATGCTGGACGCCGATGAGCTGACCGTGGCCCACGCCCGCGCCGTCGAGGCCGTGCGCGTGAACATCCCCAAGTGCAGCGACAAGGACGCCGAGGAGATCGTGGATTCCATCGTGACCCTGGTCTTCGTAACCCTGAAACAATACCTACCCGGACAAGACGTATGCAACTGACCACCACCAACCAGCGCGGCTTCGCGCCCGCCACCATCACCGAGGCCATCCAGTTCAGCGAGATGCTGGCCAAGTCGGCCATGGTGCCCAAGCAGTATCAGGGTAAACCCGAGGACATCATGGTCGCCGTGCAATGGGGCTATGAAATCGGCCTGGCCCCGCTCCAGGCGCTGCAGAACATCAGCGTCATCAACGGCAAGCCGTCCGTGTACGGGGACGCGGCCATGGCCCTGGTGCAGGCCAGCCCCGTCTGCGACGGCATTGATGAGAGCATCGAGGGCGAGGGTACGCCCAACCCGGTGGCCGTCTGCGTGGCCAGGCGCAAGGGCCGCAACCCGGTGATCGCCAGGTTCTCGGTCGAGGACGCCAAGCGGGCCGGTCTGTGGGGCAAGCAGGGGCCATGGCAGGCCTACCCCAAGCGGATGCTGCAGATGCGGGCCAGGGGCTTCGCCCTGCGGGACGCCTTCCCAGATGTCCTGAAGGGACTCATCACCGCCGAGGAGGCCATGGACTTCCCGGATGAGGCCAAGCCCCGCCAGGCCAAGGACATCACCCCGACGCGCAACCCGCTGGACGCCCTGGCCCCGGCCCTGCCGGTGTCTGACCCGGTGCTGATGGAGGCCGCCATGGCCGACACGGTGGACGCCCCGCTGACTGTTGTTGTGGAGCAACAGATTACCGACGCGGTGACGGCAGCCCCGCCGGTGGAGGAGCGCGAGCCTGGCCAGGACGATGAGGAGCTGGAGCCGGTGCAGGTGATCGGCTTTGCCCTGCGGGTGCCGGGTAGGGATGAGCCGTTCAGCACCCACGCCACGCTGGATGAGTGGGCCGACGCCTACGAAGACCTGTGCGACAAGACCGCCAGGGCCGGCAAGGTGCCAGCCCGCGATCGCATGACCAAGCTGCGCGAGCTGCGGGAACTCAATGAGGCGAACATCCAGCGCGTGGACATCGTCAAGCGGGTGCGCCACACCGCGGGCTACCAGAAGCGGCTGCGGGCGCTCGGGGCCAACATATGAACCAGGTCTTCTACGTCCTGTCCGTGATCGCCACGGTGGTGATCCTGTGGTTCCTTGGCCTGGCCCTCACGGGCCTGGTCGCCAAGCTGATCTACCGCAGCCTGCTGGTCGGCTGGAACCTGGTCTAGTCGTCGGACAGGAAGAGCGCCCGCTCTGCCTCGCGGCGCTTGACCAGGCCAGGCAGCACCTTGCCGCCACCCTTCGTCCAATCCATGAGCGCGTCAGCCGCCCCTTGCCAATCGCCCCGGTTGGCCTTGATGCGGATCTGACTGCGCTGCAGGTTTCCTAGCCCTGCGTTGAAGGCAAAACTGACCAGAGCGTCAAAAGCGCCTTGCTTGCCAGCAACAGTGGGAACAAGTCGTAGAACACCGCGTTCAAAAGTTGCGACATCAGTGTCGAATAGCGAATTGATCTCTTCCTTCGACCAGACACGGTTGTCCTCCTGCTTCAGCGGGTACTGCTTCCGCAGCACTGGCAGCGGGTTCTTGAACTTGTCCTCTTCCTTGTGCGCCATCGGCAGCCGGATCTGCTCCTGGTACAGCACATGGCCATAGCCAATCGTCCAGATGTGGGCCGGGCACAGGTAGGGCTTGTTGCGGCAGCCCTCGTACCTGTGCATCAGCTCCGCGCCGGCGTGACTGAGCTTCACTTCTTGAAGCCCCGCGAGCCAAACCAGAAGCCGATGATGCCGCCCAGCATGGACATCTCATCGCTCGAGAAGATGATGTCCGAGTACTTGATGACATCGTCAATGCTCTTGATCAGCTCCGGGTTCATCCACAGGTAGTAGGCCAGGAACCCGTTGATGGCCAGCAGCTCCAGCACGAACAGGTAGGTCACCGTCGGGCGCACCGTCCCGATGTAGTTGGCCACCCACTTGCTAGCGGACTTCAGCACCTGCTTGTCGTGGTCGAGCGCGGCCTGGGTCATGGCGGCCTCGGTCTGCATGGCGATCTGGTCGGAGCGGATCTCCTCGACCTTGGCCTGGGCAGCGAAGCCCATGGCGGCCAGCTCCTTCTCGCGCTCGGTCTGGACGCGGGCCAGCTCCAGCTCATGCTTGTGGTCTTGCTTGGATTGGAAGTAATCCAGCAGCTTGGGCAGGCCGCCTAGCAGGATGCCGCCGAGGGTTGAGATAAGAGAGAGCATCAGATCACCATTGCATAAACCAGCAGTGCGGCACCGCCCGCACCCACTGCAACGCTGACAAGCAGCATGGGCATCATCACAGCCAAGATTGCGGCGCTCGACAGGACGATGGCTAACTGCAGGGCCATGCCTGCGTAGGAGAACCAGGGGCTTCTGTTCTTGGCGACATCACGATCAGCCTCGGCCTTCTTGGCCTTCTCGCTGATCTCTTCCATGTCGGCCTTCTGCCGGGCAGCCTTGTCGGCCTTGCCAGCTTCCTCGTAGATCACGCTGCGGATGTTCTTGGCCTGATACCAGGCCCAGAGGTTATTGGACTCGATGGTCTTGTTCAGCACGCGGCTGGAGTTGCTGCCGCCGAAGTAGCCGTTGATGGCCAGCAGCAGGGCAAAGGCAGAGATGGTGATGGCGGCCCAGGCTTTGACGTAGGCCTCGCGCTCAGACCGGCTGGCACCGGGAGCAGGTTTGCTGATGAACTTCATATGCCCAGCTTCTTCAGGATGTATTCAATGACGCGGCTGCCGATCTCGGGCGGCAGCACCACCAGGATGTCGAAGGCGACGTTGGCCAGCCCCAGATAACAGACAACCTTGATCCACTTCTCGAGTCCATCGAGCAGGATCTTGAGCAGATCTGGAGGGCCGGACATCTCATAGCCCGCAGGCTCCCTCGCTGCAGTTGGTCAGGAAGCGCACCAGCATCCAGCCCGCGCTGCTCAGGATCACCACGCAGATCACGATGCCGACAGCCAGCTCGCGGAACTCCTGCTGCCTGCGCTTGGCGCGGATCTCTGCGATCTTCTCGCGCTCGGCCTCGGCCTTGTCCTCGGCATTCATCTCGGCTTCGCGCTTCTTGATCTGATGCCAGATGTCCATGTTGTTGGAGCTGAAGAACAGACCCTGGATCTCGCGCTCAAAGTCGGCCTGCGCCTTGAGCGCCATCTCGATCTGCATCGCAGCGCCGAGGTTGCTGCCGCCCTTCTTCTTGGCCTGGCGGGCTGCCTTGGTGGCCGTGGCCTTGGCATCGAAGTAGTTGCCAAGCAGCGGCCCCAGCTGGGCCACATCGTTGGCGGTCTGGCTCGCCATCTTCACCATCTTCACCGCCTTCTGGACGGCGGCCAGCGCGGTGATGGGGTCGATGGGGATCATGGCCTCAGCCTCCCTTGAAGTGGCTGGCCACCCAGGTGACCACACCACCGACAGCTGACGCGATGGCCATGCCAGCCCATAGCCCACCCTTGGACTTGTTGGCCAGCTCAAGCAGCTCGCTAATCTGCTGCTCCATCTTGTCCATCTTCTTGTCCATGTTCTGCACGCGCTCCCAGAGGACGCCGTACTTCACAGGGTCGATCTCTCCAGGTTCCATCACTCATTACCTCCTGATGGATTCTGTACGTCCGCAGGCAGCGGCGTGTTGCCCTCGGCCAGCCAGGCGAGGTATTTCTGATAGTCGGTGTTGGCGGGGTCGAAGGGGATGCAAGCGTTATCTGATAAACGCAAAACCGACCTAACATCACCCGCCAAAGGGGAAAAAAGAAGCTTGAACATTTCTGACCCTCTCACAATTCTGCGGTTGCGTTAATCGTCGCCCCCGACCCAACGCTGCTGTGCGTGACTGATTGGTAAATAACAACAGCGCCTGCTGGAGAGAAAATCTGATAAGCGCCACCTGTACCTCCTGAGAACGTTGCGGTCAAAGTAGGCTCTGCCCGCATATCAGGACGAACTAGCGATGTTGGGTACGCCGTTGTGAAAGAGGTACTCGTCAGTATTGCGTGACGCTGGTAATACCGCTGGCACATCGCCAGCTCATGCCCATACGGCCTGCGCTCCAGCACCGGGGCTTGAATCGAACCGGCCTCCAGCTGCACTCCAGTGATGTCAAGGGTCGCACCGTTGGTGGCCATGACGTTCACAGCTCCAGAAGCACCAAACCTTGCGGCAGCAGTCCATGCGCCAGCGGTGCCTGTGAAGTTGCTTCCAAGGGCTAGGGTGAACCAAACAGTCAGGCCGATTGTGTTATCCGTCGGGAAGGTTCCGCTAGTCGGAGCCGCAACAGAAACGGTTTTGTATTCCCAAGTGTTCGCGGCGTTGATGGTGAACGTGAACGGAAACGATGCCGAAGAAGCAGGGTTTCCGTTCAACGACCCGCTGAAGGTTCCGGTCAGCGAAGACCTCACCCAGAACGAAAGCGTCATCGCGCTTGCCGACGCAGAGCCGAGTGCTAGATCTGAGGTGTTAAAGCCCTCGATTCGTTGGGCGAATCCATAGAAATCAGTGGCCGCAAGACTTGAATCGACAGTGGTGACTGCCGCTCGCAGAAAGTTGCTGAAGCCCGCCGGAGGCGTTGCGGTTGAACGCTGCAACGAAAAGACGCCCGCTGATGCTGTTCCAATACCAAACCACCTATCGACAGGATATTTTTCGTTTCCGTCGTTAATCGAAACACTTGCTCCAGCATTGCGCTGGTCAATCCGCATATCACCGTTGATGATGCGGTTGCGCCACTGCAGCGGCGTGTCTGCAATGCTGCCGATGGCCGCGAGGTTTGCTGCTTTTCCCATGTCACACCTCGCTGCGGGCCATCGCTGCCTGGTACGCAGCGATCACGGCTGGAGTCCACGCCGCCTGCGCGATGGCGACCACGTTGGCAGGCTGCCCCGTCAGGTCTTGGCCTGGGGTGAGGCTGGTGCGGTGGAACGTCTGAGCAATCTGCTCTCCGTCGCGCATGACCCGAGTGGCCTCACGGTACAACACCGTGCCGTTCTCGGTGACGGTGATCTGGTCAATGACTTTTGTTTCAGAGAGAGCCATGGTGGGTTTCCTTTACTGCACTTGGTAGCAAAAATTGAGGATGAGATCCGAGGTGTTAGTGAAGTTGGCCTCGGTAAACAGAGTTCCACTTGCTGCTGCGGCGTACCTAAGAAATATCGTTGAACTGCCAATGTCAATAATGAATTGCTTTGGCACGTTCCAACTGGCCATGTTCCCGCCATACGCTTCCCAGACCCCTCCGTTATATCCCTCTGTGTTTATGCAGGTAAAAGGAAGTCCTGTGATAGTAGCCAGGCCAGTCGCTGATCCTTTAGATGTCAAAGCAAAGCGAATTGCGCCATACACCATACGTCCCACTTTGGTGTAGCTACCAAGTCGCGTAGAGCTGTAGGTAATCCCGGTAGTGGAGCCGCCGAACTGCAATGTCGGAGTAAATGTGCCCTCCTCATAGTCGTCCAACGTATTGGCGTCAGCTGATGCGTTCTGTGTTGCCGGGAAGACAATCTGCCCGTTGCTGCCAAGGCTCACGCCAGCGGAGAAGACAGGCTGGCTGCTGAACGTCTTAACACCGGCAACAGTTTCGTTGCCAGTTGTTCCGACCTTCCCGGACAGCGAGGCATTCACCTCTGCCTTGGTATAGGTGTCGGCCACCGTGAAGCTCTTGAAGGCCACGATGTCCAGCACATCGCCGAGCGATGCGGCCACCGACAACACCACGCTGGTGCCGTTGCTGGCCGTGTACTCCGATGTGTCCAGGGTCACACCGTTGCGGTTCACCACAATGTTGCCGCTGGTGTAGCTCAGGGTCAGCGCATTGGCATCCGTGCCGCTGAAGGTGGTCTGGCCAGAGGTCGCCACATAGCGGTAGCGGGTCATGGCCGAGGTGCCTGCCGCGGTGGCCGCGATCCAGTTGGCACCGTCGTAGACCTTCATGGTCTGCGTGGTGGTGTTGTAGTAGAGGGCACCCGTCACCAGGGCGTTGCCGTCGTTGTCCACCGTGGGGTCGCTGGCCTTGCTGCCCAGGTAGCGGTCATCGAAGCTGTCCAGCGAGGAGGCGGCTGCAGCAGCCGATGCGGCGGCGGCGGTCGCGCTGTTGCTCGCGTTGGTCGCGCTGGTCGAGGCGGCAGAGGCGCTGTTCGCTGCGTTGGTCGCAGAGGTCGCAGCGTTCCCGGCCTGGGTCGTGGCGATGCCTGCCTGGGTGGTCGCAGTGCTGGCGCTCGAGCTGGCGTTGCTAGCACTGGTGCTGGCCGAGCTTGCGCTGTTGGCCGCATTGGTCGCAGAGGTCGATGCGTTGCTGGCGCTGGTCGAGGCGCTGGACGCAGAGCTGCTCGCGCTGCTGGCAGAGTTCGACGCAGAGGTCGCGCTGGTGGCTGCATTCGAGGCAGAGGTCGAGGCGCTCGAGGCAGAGCTGGATGCAGAGCTTGCCGAGGAGGCCGCCGCTGTTGCCGAATTGGCAGCGTTGGTAGCGTAGGTCACCGCATTGGCGACATCGGCCGCACTGATGCCCAGCGTGGGATCTCCGTTGGCGTCGAATGCCAGGGTCTTGTTGGCCCGATCTGCTGCGCGGGGCAGCGTCATGTCGATGGTGGTCGGGTCAGTCTGGGGTGCCACCAGCGCACGCTGCAGACCCTCGGCGTTTTGCTGCGCGAAGATGGTCAGCTGATCCAGCTCGTTGTTGACCGTGTTGGCGAAGAAGTCGCCGCCGGTCACGAAGTCGCTGGTGCGCTGGATGGTGCGGTTGCCGACGATGGCGATCTGGGTCGCGCCGGTCGGCGCTGCAGTCAGCGTGACGTAGCCGGTGCCGTTGGTGTTGATGGTGACCGTGTAGTTGGTGGTCAGCGTCAGCAGCGTGTCGTCCCGGTAGACAGCGATGTCGGTCGCGGCCAGGATCTCAAAGGAGAAGTTGTACGGGCCGGTGCCGCTTGCTGCGTACACCACCCGGCGCGTGACGTTGGAAATTGGGACGCCCATGGCTCAATCCTTCCTGTTGAAAATTGTACGGTCAGCGGTCATAAATGCCCACTCTGGGACGCCGGTTTGCCGCCATTTCGATACGCCGCTGGACAGCCCCAGAGAATGGGCTGTTCTGGAGCAGCTCGCCTTGCGCGGCCTTGGTGTAGGTGCCGTACAGCTCGCGCATATTGCTCTGCTGGGTGGCCTTGTCCACGCTCAAGAAAGCCGGGCTATTGGCCATCTCCACGATGGCCTGGGGAAGCGTGCGGCCTGCGCCGTCCGTGACCTTGCCCAGACGCTCCATCATCCAGGCGTACTCCTCAGGCTCCAGCTTCACGCTGACATCGGACACTTGGACGTTGGCGTCCGGCTTCTTGATGGACATCCCAAGGGTGATCATCACCTTGTCAGCCGGGCGCTGCTTGGCGTAGCTGAAGCGGATGCCGGTGGTGCTGGCCAGCCAGGGATTGGCCGGGTCAACGTCGGTCATCTCCTCGCCCAGGTAGTCGTACTGCTTGGGCAGGCTATCGGACAAGAACGGGGTCTTGGCCAGCACCTTGTTGAAGCCCTCGTAGAAACCCTTAATCACCGTCGGCAGCTCGGGGGATTCGGAGGTCATCCGCTTGGTGTTGTCCACCCCGCGCTCAATCATGGCCCTGGCGCTGGAGAACACGCCGACAGGCGAACCCTCCACGGTGTACTGCACTGCAGTCGAGGCCAGCTGATCCAGGGCGGCGCGGAAGGCCTGCTTGGGGTTGGGGATGGATTGACTAAAGGCTCCGGCAATCGAGCTGATGGAGGTCAGGAAGGGCTGCTGCCCGACGTAGTTGTACAAGCCCCAGGTCGCGCCCAGCACCCATTGGCCCACCGCGTCCTCGTTGTCCTCATAGCGCCCGTATTCGACCGCGTCGGCCATCATGGCCAGAGGCCCGGCAATCGGATCAATGCCGCGGAAGGGCACATACAGCTTGCCGTCCTTGCCCACGCTGGGGTCGAGGTTCTTGCCCTTGAGATATTCCACGAACTCGGCATCCCACTCCTTGTCGGTAAACACAAAGGAGTAAGGCCGCCAGCCGCTGTCGAGGTAGATCTTCCGCAGGTTCTGGTCGCCTGGCCCACCGCCTGTGATCCGGCCATCGGCCACATAGCTGCCCACGCTCAACATCAGCACGGAACCCATGCCCCATTTGGCCATGGCGAGTTCGCGCTTGGCACCGCCGGCAGCGAAGTCGGCCCGCCATTGGGCAGACAGCGGGGCGATTATGCTGTGCTGCATGGATTCGCTGGTGACCCAGATCGGCGTCTTCACGAAGGGCAGGGTGATGCGGCCCACCAGGTTGTCCTGGGCCAGATCTTGGATCTGTCGGGACGCGCCCGTCAGCTTGCGGCTGAAGGTGATCATCTGAGAGAAGTCGGTCGCGGCCTCCTCGATGTTGGCTGGCGGGTCGCTCAGGATCTCGGCCATGCGATTCAGACCGATCAGCTCGGCCTCGTCCGCTGACTTCCCGGCCTCGAGGGCTGCGCGGCGGGCCTGGGCCTGTGCCCTGTAGGCCTGGGCGTACAGCTCGGCGCGGAATCCCATGGTCTTGAAGACTTCGTCCATGGCCATGATGGGCCGGCCACCAAGTAGGGTCACGAAGTTGGCGTAACCGTTGATGCCCTTGACCAGTGTCTCGTTCTCGATGCCATAGTTGCGGGCGTCGAAGATCTGGTACTGGCCCTCCAGCTTCTGGCCTGCATCGCTGATCAGATCCAGACCCTCGCGCATCTCGCGGGTGGTGCCGGTCTTCAGGGCCGTAAAGCCCAGGCTCAGACCCTCGCGGAATGAGCTGATCATGCCGGCCAGCATTGCGCCGGCCTCGCCCATCTCAACCTCGCCGCCCAGGCCCATGGCCCGCTTGCCGCTGCCGATGGCCCCGGCCAGGGCGCGGGTGGCCACGGTGCTGGCCAGGAAGGTGGCGTTGCTGGTCAGGTTGACGATGTGCGTGCCGGTGGCTGATAGCAGACCGTTCTTCCAGGTGCGATCCCACAGGTCGGGGATCAGGCCCACCTTGCTCACCTTGTTGATCAATCCCTCGCGGGCACCGTCCTCGGTGAGCTGCACAAACTTCTCGACCAGCACCTTCAGGTTGGGGGCCACCTGGGGGTTGGCCAGCATGGCCTTCATCTCGGCATCGTTGACCGCCGGCACTTTGATCTGCAGCTGGGACAGCACCTGGTCTGCCATGCCCTCGGTCATCTGCATGCGGCCCGCAGCAGTTGATTGTGCGCCTCTGGTGCTGACCAGCTTGTAGGTTTCAAACAGGGCGTTGTGACGGCTTAGGAGGTACAGCAGCCTGGCCTGCAGCTCGGCATCGTCCGGCTTAACGTATGCCTGCCGGGCAACATCGAAGAACTCCTTGGAGTTGGCATAGGTGGCCAGGCGCAAGCGCACCAGATCCTGGGGCAGCTCGCCATACCTGGCTCGGATCGCCTCCAGATCGCCAAGCACCTCGGTGCCAAGCCCCTTCTTCTTGACATCGGCCAGCAGCGATTCCCAGGTCATGCGCTGGGTGGTCACCCCGGTGGAGTTGACCAGGGCGTCTACCGTCTGCCTGAAGTCAACCGGGCCGTCGATGCGGTTGAGGTTCATCAGCGTGGTCGGCGGGGTGCCAGCCGTCGCTGCGTTGTCGATGGTCTGTTCGACCTGGGTCAGCTGGCCCTGCAGCTTCTCGACCCGCCCGGTGACTGCGTCGGCCCGCGGGGTGGCCGTAGGAGGCGCTAAAGGGGCCGCAGCAGGCGGCGTAACTTGGGCGGCACCTGCGGGTGGCTTGGCCGTAGGAATCGCGCCTGCGGCCTCCTGCACGGCTTCCCTGGCCTTCTTTGCGGCCTGGCCCTCACGCACCATTTTGCCGCCGGACTTAAGCAGGTCAATGATCGGCCCGAGCTGGGCGACCTGCACGCCGTCATCTGCGGTGGTCACCGTCTGGCTGTCACCCACATCGGCCATGTCCGTGTTGGCCGGCGGGGACGCATCCGAGGGCAGAATCTGAGACAGACGCTGATCGAGGGGTTGATTGGGGACGGACATTATTCAACCCCTCCTGATGGGTTTTGTACTTGTGCTTTCTCCGCTGAGGCTTGCTCCCTCTGCTTTCGCAGGGCGTCTAGGCGCTTGGCGTTTCGTTCGTTGAGACGTTGCGTAGCGCCTGGATCAAGCGCGCCTGCTTGGCCGCCAGCTCGGGGTTTTTTGCCTCCTGCTGCACCATCAGCTGCTCCAGTAGCTTCGCGGAGTCGGGTGAGCTGGTCTGCATATCCGGCTTGCTCAAGGATTGGTTGGAATCTTGCGTCATAGAACAGAGTCCTGAAGTCAGGGGTGGATGCAATCAGCTGGTCGGTGATTGCATTGTCGCGGATCAGCTGCACCGCGCTGCGGTTTTCTCCAGCACTACCGGCAGTCTCGTACAGCGTCTTCGCCCAAGACCAGATTGTCTCCTGAACCTCGGCGGGCGTCCATGTCTCGCCGGTCACCTTTGTCAGGTAGGAGGCAGTTTCCCGCACCCTGGCATTCATCGCCAGGTAGCCCGGCCCTTTGCCTGGGTCGCCGCCCTTGGTCAGGCTGCCGCCGAAGATCTTCTGATCGACCAGGGAGAAGGCCGCCATCCAGGCATCGTTGGTAACTTCGTCCACGTTGCCCTGCAGGTTCAGCATGAAACTGTTTACCTTAGGCCCAGACAGTACAACCTTGCTGGGATCTTCCGAAGACAAAGCCCGGACGCTGTTGTTGATCCAGGCGTCCAGCACCGACTCCTCGCCCTTGCTGCCCTGGACACTCTGGCCCATGACCTTGACGATGGCATCGCGGTCGGTCGGTCGGCCAGCCGCCGTCCAGTTCTTCCAGACCTGCAGCGCATTGAACAGGTTGGACTCGACGCTGGTCTGCGGGCTGGTGGCCGACAGCAGCGCGGCAAAGCGGGGCGCATCGGGGCCGAACACCTGCAGGATGGCCTGGGCGCTTCCCTCGTACCAGCCCTTCTTGGCCTTGCCGCCGATGGCCGCTGCGGCGAATTCTTTGGTACTTGGCAGCTCGGACAAAATGGTCACGAACTTCTGCGCCGTGTCCGAGCGGAACTTTGCCTGCTCCTCGGGCGTGAGGTTCTTGATCGCCTTTTGCAGCACCGCTGCCTGGTCAGCCGGGATCTTGATCTCGCGGCCAGCGACCTTGACCGGCATCAGCAGGGCGTCTTCCGGGTTGCCCACCGGCTTGATGCTCAGGCCGACCGGCACATTCTCCGTCGCCTTCAACAAGGCCTTGCCGCCTTGCACAGCGAGCTTGCCACCCTTAGCCAGCGCCACCGGGTCGCCCACCAGCTCGCCCACGAACTGGCCAGCGCCAGCTGCAGCCTCGCGTTGGTCTGGCGTCATGCCCATGCCCGGGGTGCCAGGAGGCACAGCAGCCGGCAGTGGCGGCAGGGTGATCTGGGTGCCAGGGATCGTGTAGCCGTTCTTGAGCAGATCCTCGCTCGACGGCAGCACCGAAGACTCCTCCAGCGACTGCGCCGCCCGACCAAACTTGTCCAGCACGCCGCCGCCCTGGTTGTCGGTGGCCAGCCGGTAGATGAACCGGCCCAGCTTCTCAACGTCACCAGGAAGACCAACCGCCGCCCCGGTAAATCCTCGCGCAGCACCTGCAGCGAAGTCGGGTGCGCCAGTAATCATGCGTTGGCCGATGTCGCTGTTGTTCTCAGGCTTGCGCCGGCCTGCTCCAGGGAACACGCCAAAAGCAGCTCCACCTGGCCCGGTCACGCCAGGGCCGGCCTGCGCCACCTGGTAAGGCTCGAATGGCATCTCGCCTTCTGCCAGCGGCTCTGGCTCCGGCTCCATTCGGGGGTAGTTGATGTTGGTGTACTGGTCAACCAGCATCTGCTCTAGTCTGTTCAGGGCCATGTTTACCTCGCCACTTCACGCAGGATCTGAATGCGCCTGCGGACGTAGTCCGCTTGGTCATCCCTGGCGGTGTTCTTCAAGATGCCCTGCCGAACCAGCGCATCCACATCGGTGTTCTCGTCAATCACAAAGCCCTGCTGCACGCGCTTCTTGGAGACAAGCTCAGTCACGAAGTTTTGCAGCTCGGTACGCGCCCGTGACTTGGTGGCGTCAGCACGGTCGGTGTCGTTGTAGTTCTGCGCCGCTTCGCGTGCGAGCAGCCCATAAGGAATCGCCACGCCTGGGTTGGACTTGCGGAAGGTTTCGATCTTGTCCCTCCAGATGCCAACCAGCTTTTCGCCCTTGGCGATCTTGTGTTCGTCATCCTTGCTGGCGAACACGCTCTGCACATCCGGCACGCCGGCCACGCGGTTCAGGAACTTGCGGGCCTCGGCCTGATCCCTGTCAAAGCCCTGGCGCAGCTGGCCATTCAAACGGAGGTACTGCTCTCCGCTGAGGCCGGCACGGGCAGCCAGGCGCTTCAGCTCCTCCGGCTCTGTGATTTCGCCAAGCATGATCTTGTTCTCAAGCGCACCGACCACATAGCCGTCCGCAGCCTTGGCCTTAGGGTCGAGGAACTTCTCCAGCTGCTCGATAGACAGGATGCGAAGGTTGGCCAGCTCGCCAGCGATCTCGGTCTTGCGCCTGGTCGTCGTATTGGGCTTGTAGTACTCAATCAGCAGGTCGTTGCCCTTGTTCTCGCGGTTGGTCTTGTCCAGCTTTGCAGCGTCGTCGCGCAGCCGGATGTAGTCACCGACGTATTCCATGAACTGCTTCTCGATCTGCTGGATCGCGGCATCGTCCTTGCCTGGGCCTTCCAGGAAAGACTTGAGCAGAGGCGAGTGCGTGCCCAGCTCACCCTTGCGAATGCGGTCACGCACCGCCAGCGGGTTGGTGCTGGCGTTCTCCGGCGTGTTGAGCTTGCTGACGATCACGCCGATCTTTGCGTTCTTGATTGCCTCGCGTGCCTGCTGGCTGTATTGCGACTGCAGGGCAGGGCTGCTCAGTGCCTGTGCCGAGCGGGTGATGTCGGCCAGGAAAGTGGGCGCGTGAATCAGGTCAAAGTTTGCCGGGTCAGCATTGGCCGCAGCCTGCAGGATGTCTCTGCGGTTGCGGAAGTTCTCGTCCACTTTGATGAGCGCCTGCTCCTGCGCCCGCTTGATCTGCGCCTGGACGGCCTCGCGGTAGACCGCATTGCCGCTGGTAGCCATCGAGGCGCGGAACTTGTAGGCGGCGTCAGGGTCGATCTTGGCCAGGGTTCTGCCCAGCCCCTCGGTCATGGTGTTGATCTTGGTCAGGATCTGCTCGGAGTCGGCCTGGCCCAGCTTGACCAGCTCCAGCATCCGCACCATCTCCTGGCTGCCCTCCATCTCAAATTGTTGAGACAGCTGCAGGGCGCGGGACTTGCGGACAGCTTGCTGGAACACGCTTACCGGGTTGCCGCCAAGATCCAGATCCTCCAGCCTGCCGTTCTTTGCGGCCTCGATCTGCTCCGGCGTTGGCGGGTTCTCTGCAGCGAACTGCAGGCCTTCCTTCTGCCGCTGCACGAAGGACTCCTGGAAGAGCTGCTGGCTCATCCGATCAAGCGCCTCGGCGATGCTGCCTGAACCCTGGGACTCAACCCGCGGGCCGACAAAGTTGACCTCGGGCACGCCGACCCGCTGCATCGGCACGGAGCCGCCGCCGGTCAGTTGAACCCGGCCAGATTCGATGCGTCCAGTTGCCATTGTTTAATCCCCTCCGCGACCGTACATACGCCATCCGGCGAGCGGATCCTGCGGCCCGTAGTAGGCCGCCCTGAACTCACGATCCTTGGCCCGCTGTGTCATGCCGACCTCTGCGAACGGGTCTGCTTTAGCCAGGTTGTACACGCCACGCGCCAGCGTGAAGTTGGCCAGCATCCCGCCCGTCTGCCGGGCTGCAGCTGCGGCCTGGTTGTACTGGCCGGATTGACGCTCGGCCTGGAACAGGTTGATCGTGTTCTGGATGTCCGTGGACTGCAGCAGGGCAGTGACATCCTCAAAGCCAAGCACGCGGGCGGTGAGGGCGTTCAGGTCAGCAATGTCCACATCGCGCATGGTCGCGGCCACGTTCTCCAGCTGGACATCCTCGATGGAACCGCTGCCCAGTGCCACACCACTTGCAGCTGCTCGAGCGCGGATGGCGGCGTTGGTCTGCCTCATGTTCCGCAGCAGGGTGTTGCCGGCGATCTGCCAGTTGCGGGCCTCGGTTTCGGCCTTCTGCAGCATCCGGCCAGACTGCACAGCTGCGTACTGGCCATCCAGGTCGGCACGCACCTCGGCCACCGCCAGGGTGTCGCGTGCCTGCAACAGGTAGGCGGTCTGCTGCTGGATCGCCTGGGTGCGCTGCATCTCGGACGCCGCGTAGGCGTCCAGCATCCCGCCAATTGCCTGTGCAGATCCGAGAAAAGGGGGTGTGGTCGTTGCCATGGTCAAGTCCCAGAATGAACCGCCACGCGGTAATCAAGGCCCAGCAGGGTCATCTTCAGAGGTAGTGTCTGCGCCACTTCGATGGACTGCTCGCGGCTGTAACCCAGCACGCCGTTGACCCGCTTGATGCCGGTGAATGTCGGCTCGGGCAGATCCAGCAGCGGGTTATCGAACAAGCGGAAGGCCACCGGCTGGTTGTTGATGGTCATGTGCTGGGTGTCTTTCACCACAGCATTGATCTCCACGATCCGCTTCTTGAAGCCCACGCGGTTGCCGGTCTGCAGGCGAATGTCCACCGGCATGGTCTTGACGTATACCGTGATGGGCAGGCCCACCTCGTAGCTGGTCACGCTCTCGCGGTCGAAGGTCACAGCACCGCCGGCGCTCACCGTCTCGTTGTCCTGCGGCACGCCGTCGCAGATCACGTTCAGGCTCTTGCCGATGTGCGGCAGGCCGGAACCCACGCCGCCCGCGGAACCGCCCGTGAAGGCGCAGTCCGTGTACAGGCTGTCGCTGAACTGCTCCACGAAGTAGCGATCCACGCTGTTGAAGGTTCGCTTGGTGACGCAGTAGATGGTGTTCACATCCACGCCGACATCAATGAAGCGGCCATCGGTGATGAACTCCGACGGGCTGGTGATCTGCTGCGATCGCATCAGCGAGAAGACGGCCATGCTGCCGTCGGCCTCGTTGGTCATCATCAGCAGATCGGACTCATCCGTGCTGGCGGCCCGCCGCATGGCGATGCGCTGCGGGGTCTTGAGCAGGTGGCCAGACAGCAGCGAGATCCGCTGCGTGACGTAGGTCGCCTGCGTGTCCGTGAACACGAACTCGTTGAGGCTCTTGCCCTGGCGCTGGATGTAGACCGAGCCGGACTCCACCGATTGCACGCGGGTGCCAGGCTTGATGCCGTTGCGGCTGACCTGCTTGAAGGTGAAGGTCAGCGGCGTGATCGGGTCGCTGTCGCGCTGCGGCACGAAGAACTCGCCGCCGGTGGTGAAGACCTGGAAGTCCCTCGAGCTGATGATGTCGGTGATGACGTTCAGCTCGTTGGTGTCCAGGGTCGCCTCGACCGCATCGTCATCCAGGGACTCGCTGGGCACGAAGTCGAAGAACAGGCCGATCTTGCTGCCCCAGATGGTCGAGGGCCGGGACTTGGAGCCGCCGAAGTACAGCCGCCCCTCATGGA